CCTGGTAGTTGTGGTAATATATCTGGGTCTAATTTATCATCATCAGATATCCACGAACTATTTTTCATTGCTTTTCCTAAAGCGACTTGTTGCATTAATCATCCTCCATTGTTTGTTTTAATACATTTTTTAATGTTTGTTTGGCCCATTCTATACTTGCAATAGAACCAACTAATTGCCTATAATGAGGATAATCTTCAGCCGAACCATTACCTAATGTTTCTTTTAACTGAGATAGTTCCTCATCATAGGCTTTTAATACTTTATCAAATATTTCCATACATTATGCTGCGAATGCAAAAGCACCTGTGGTAGCATCTGCTGCTCCACCCATCTTTGATGCTATATGCCATGTACCTTTTTCATAACAAATAAAAGCTATCATGCTTCCAGTTGTAAAAAGATTAGTAGCTGCATTAGCAGGAGTGAAAACTAATTGAGTTTCACCTGCTGCAGAAATATCAAATGTTACTTCAGAGCTTCCTCTTGATTCAATAACTGAACCAGTTGCCCAAACATCATCACCTGCTGCATTAAATGTTAAAGTATTTGTTCCACCAGTTGTATCTTTTGCTTGAACATAAATACATACAGAACCTTGTGTTGCTGCAGGTAAAGCTGCTGCACAAGCTGCTGCACCAGTGTAATCAACTACGTTTAATGAGTTATCAACTAAAGTAATGTTTGTAGCAGTGCCTGTGTCAGTAAGTGTTAAACCAGTTAAGTCAGGCATACCTGAACTCATTCTTGTTGTTTCAACATCTGAATCAGCATCTCTAGTTGCTATTTGAAAACCTTTGGTAGACCTAACTGGTCCATTAAAAGTTGTGTTTGCCATTTTTCTTCTCCTTGAATAATCTACTGTCTTGGCGAGTCTGCTAGGTCAGTCAGTAGAAGTTAATAAACCCTAGGTGTTCTTATTAATAAAACTTAATGCTTCTTTATCTTCTTTTTGTTCTATCTCTGCTTGTTTCTTTGCAGAATCAAATAATAATTTTTGTTGCTCTAATTGTATCTTTTCTTCTTCAATAGCAAGCTTTGTCATAACATCTAGTTTCTTTAATGCTTCTCTACTTGTTCTATCATCTACAGCTTTTTGTGAACGTAATGCTGTTGTCATACCTTTTTGTTGTGCATCTATCATTTGTGCCTGACGTTTAATATCTAACTCTTGTGCTTCAATAGATATCTTTGCATTTTCTTTTGCAGCATCTAATTTTAATTTTTCTTTTTCTAATTCTACTTTAGCTTGTTCTAATGCTACTAACTGTTGCTCTGGTGTCATTTGTTTACCCATTGCAATATTTGCATTTAAAACATCTTGAGCTGCAGCAGCCATTACAGCTTCTATATCTGTAGGTGTTCGTACTTGATTAGGCATTTGCTCCATCATAACTTTTGTTGTACCATTTATTTGTTCTTGATATTTCATTAATGTATGTTCTTGTATATTCGCTTCTAGTATTGGTCTTACTCTTGCCATAATAGGATTAGCACCATTCATAGGGTCAGACAAATAAGCCATCTTTACCTGAATATGTGCATCATGATTTTGACCTGGAAATGCAGAGATAGGTAAACCTTTTGTTGCAGCAGCAATATCTGATACTGGGTCTAAAGGTTGTGGCTTTGGTGCTTGAGGTAATATCTCTTCTATGTTAGGCATATTCGAAGCATTTAATATTGTTCTATTTAGTGCCTCAAGATTAAACATTCCTGGTGGTGACTGTTGTGCCATTTGTAATGCCATATTGGCTAACATCATTCTATGTGCATTACTAGGTATATTTGGGTCACTTACAGGAATAACATCTACTGCACCATCAAAATCTTTTCTAAATATTTCTCTGCTTGCATTGGGAACATCATAAGGATATTCTGCAGGTAGATAATCATAATCTATTTCTGCAATAATTTTAAATTCATCTCTTTGTGATTTATGTAATCGTTTGTGAATGCCAGAAAAGAATTTACTAGAGGCTTCTAATAAAGCCATAGTAGTTCCTACTGGTCCATAGGAGGCAGCATCAGAAACTATTTGTTCTGTGCTGTCTGCAAACTTCTGACCTGCAGCAGTTACAAATCCAAGCATGTTGTATAGCACTGAGGAAGGCTCTTTATATGGGAGAGGAACAATCGCCTTTTGTAAATCTATACCTGTTGCTTCGACCTCCTTGAACTCACCAGGAGCAATAGGTTCGTTGTCGCCCACCATTCTTACTCCTTTTGCCTTAAATCCTCCTGGTAAATTAGCAAACTGCCCAGCATCTACAAGACTCCTCATTGCTGCAGTCGCTGTTAAGGTTAAATTACCTAAGAAGTGTATAAGGCCTAACCCATAAAAACTAAATCCTGGTACAAATTTATAGTGGACAAAATGCATCCTTTTTTCTTTATTTGTATCACCAGCTCTATAGTTTCTACGAATACTTAATATTTGGCGAGACTCCTGTTCTACAGTTACAATGTAAGGAGCAAACTCACCTTCTTCACATTCAGGGTCAGAAATGTCAAGATGTAAATGTTGTTCTAATAATACATATTGTGGGTCACTATCAGCAGTTGGTGAGATACCCATAATAGTATTTAATTTTTCTGAAAGAGTTGTTTGTGTTGGATTAGATGCATCTGGTAATTCTACATCTGAATAGATTCCTGATTCAATATCTCTTTGCATATCTACTGGATTACGATAAATAATATGTGTATATCTATCTGCTTTTCTTAAATTACTTGCATAGTATGATACATAAAATTGGTCAATAGGTACAAACTCTGAAACAGGTCTTTCTAATCCAGCATCATAATAAACTTTTTTAATAGCAGAACCTATTAATGGTAGATGAAATAACATTCTTTCAAACTCATCAAAGTATTCTGGCATTTGCTCAGTCAACTGATAGTTCATAAAGTTTTGAACTCTATTTGCTTGTTCTTGTTTATCTACAGATTGATTGCCTAATATCTGTGCCTTTACTGGCCCACCTACAGGAAATAATTCTTGTGATGCTTTTGATTGAAACTTAACTGCAGATTCAATTAATAAAGGATGCACTGCAGTACAGGCACCTTCAAAAGGTTCTGTTGTATCTTCTAGTTTTAATCCTAGTAAATCAAAACCTCTTTCAAACATAGAATCCCATTCTCCTCTAGAATCTCTATCAGCTTGAAAGTTATCTATTACTGTGCTAGAAATATCTTTTAATACTTCATCATCTAATGTTTCAGCAAGATTAGAATAATATTCTTTTGCTGTTACTTCTTCCTCTATATTCTCTTCACCAAAGTTTACTACAACCCCACCATCTGTATCTACTTCAAAAGATACATTTTCATCTGTAGGTGCTGTAGCATTTATAGATACTACATTTGTTGTTTCTTCTTTTTTATCGAATGGATTTTTTTCTACTGCCATTTATAGTCCCTCTATGTAATTGTGTACATAACCACCTTTTTCAAATTTAAAATCAGTGGCCTTTCCCATGATTGGTTTCTTTGCTAAAACTAATGGTCCTACCTGTATTACTTCTTCTGCATTTAATACTGGTGTACCTGTAGCTCTATCATAAAAATAACTTGCTCTGTATGGATTATATCCTACCTGTATATAATCAGATTCTCCTCTTTTAATTTGTTCTAATATTTCTGATGCTCTATTATATGCTTCTTGAACTGGAGTATTTTTAAAAGTTCCTTCCATACCTGCAAAAGGACTTTTATTTGTTCCTTGTGCAACTTTTAATGCTTTTTTAATTGTTCCTTGCATATCAGGTGTATGAAAATCTACATTTTTTAAAACAGCAGTTTGACCATATCCAATTACTTTTCCTGGCTCTCCTTTAACTGCTCCTAAATTATGCATGGTAGGAACCCAAGTATCATAATAGTTATATGAAGGAATATCTAATCTATTAGAAATTCTTTTACCATCTAAACTTTCTAGGCTAATATCTTTTCCAATAATTTTATTAGTAGCTCTAGCTCCAATTACTGCTTCTATTCTTTTTAATGAAGGTATAATAGGCATCTCTTCAAACATACTAATAGGATTTCTTTTTTTTACCTCTTCATCCCATTTTGTTTTTGTTATTTTACCTTCTTCTAAATCTTTAGCTAAGTTTTTTAATATATCAGGTTGAGCACGTCTTTGTGAGTCTTCTAATTTGTATGCTTTTTTTATTTCTTCTAATGTTAAATTTGTTTCATCTACTTTTGACATACCTGCTTTTACACCTCTTTTTACACCTGCTTTAATTCCTCTTGCAATCGCACCACCAATAGGTACAGCACCTAAAACAGACAAACCAGTAAGTCCAGCCTTTAATGCAGCTTCACCATATTTACCTTCTTGAAATGCTTCTTTAGTTTCTTCACCAAATTTTTTAGCTTCATATGCTGATATAGCTTCACCAGTTCCAGGTGCAACTTCAGCAACAAGTCTTTGTGCTGGTGGTAACTCTTCATATTCTTTATATGCTTTTGCTATAATATTATCTAATGCTATACCAGCTTCTTCTTCTGTAATTTCTTTTTCTACTATAGGTTCTGGATTTGGTTTAGTTTCCAACACAGGTATTTGTGGTTTAGTTGTTGATAATGATTTATATAATTCTTCTTGATTCATTTTAAAATTTAAATTTATATGTTAATCCTGCACTGCCTTCTTTTCTATCTGGTTTG